AAAACGGATTTGACCTCCGTTATTCGATGTCGCGAAAGGTGGTGACGAAGTGAAAAAGAAACTGCGTTGTTTTGTTAATCGCTTCGCCGCCTTTGTCGCGGCTATGATGCTTTCTTTTTCTCTTCCTGTTTCGGCTCTGGCTTCTTCTGATACTGTAGCTGATATGCCCTCTCTGGATGATTTTTATAGTCATCATGGTTCTTGGTTTGTTTGGCGTAATATTAGAGTTAATAGCGTTGATTATGTTGAGCTTCTTTGTTCTCCTATCTCCGTTTCTGGTAATTCTTATTCTTTGCCGTATTCTATTTCTTATTCTACTAACGCCTTTGAAGTAAATTATTTAGCAAATGATTCCGGAAAGTCGTATAGTTACGCTTGTGCTTTTCCTTATCCTCTTCGTGGTGCTTCTGGTCTTTGGTCTGAATTGCCCTCTTTCCCTGTTGGCTCTGGCACTGATCATTCCACGAGTGTACTTCGTATTTATTCTACTTCTGCACAGTCCTCAAATACTTATACTTTTTTAGCATCTGCTAGTACTTCTTCTGATCATCTTCTTTCTTTTGGTAATACTTCCGGTTCTTCTTCCGGTTCTTCTACAGATACATTAGATACTTTTACTTTTTCATCTCCTTTTTATTCTTATCCTTTTGCAATTCGTCAAACTACTTCTTCTTCTGCGAGTGGCTACGGTATAACAGGCGGTGATACTCAATCTGTTATTCCTCCTACTGAATTTTCGCGAAACCTGTATTCTGGTCTTGAAGCAACTTATCTTCTTTTGGGAACTTCAACTTTTATCCCTTATCCTGTTGGGGCTACTATTCCTTCTTCTAACCTTGGATTTGTTTGTGTTCAGAAACCAGCTTCTTCTCCTATTTATACCGCTTCTGCTTTTAATACTACTGGGTCATTTGCTTTCTCTCTCCTTGTTCCTGTTTCTCGTCTTCCTGACGTTAAGCTTGGTGACTGGCTCTCTGACTCTCCCGAGGATTTGCAGGATGCTATTACTAGTCAATTTGGTATTGATTCTGGAACTCTTCAAAATTCCAAGGATAACTTGAATTCTTGGAATTCTACTTCTTCCGTTGAAACTGATGTTGCCTCGACTTCTATTTCTGTACTAAATGCCATGTTTCAGAATCTTGGCGGCTTCCTTTTCATTATTTCGCTCATGGTCTTTGGTGCCGTTGTGCTCCGTATGTTTATACGAAAGGCGGTTGACGGATGACTTTTATTGACTTTTTCAAGCAGGTCTTTGGCTTGCTCGGTTCCGGTGGTGCTCTCGTTATCGCCGTTGTCGTTTTTCTCGTTGCCCTCGGTATCTATAAATTTGTAAAGGATTGGTTGCCGTGGTAGATTTTGTTTCGACTCTCGGTGTTGTAACATCGTTTATCGCCAATGTACTAAATCTTTCGTTTTTCGGCTTCGGTACCTTTGGTAACTTTGTTCTTGTCTGTCTCTTGCTTTCGCTTGTTGGCTTTGTTCTCCGTGGCCTTTGGGATGGAGGTGATAAATAATGGAAGTTCCTGTTGTCGTTGAAACTTTTATTGATGATGTTTCCGGTGTCACTTATTATCGTGTTCGGTATTCGGATGGTCGTCTTGAGGATATGACCCAACAGCAGTTTGAATATCTCAAGGCTTCTTCTGAGGCCATTGCCGATTTGGATGCTAATGAATCTACTACGGTTCAGCCGGAAGAGCCTCCGGCACCTGCTGAGCCTGTGCAGGACCTCACTGAAAGTCCCGACCTCCGAGAAGGCTATGTCCCTCAGGAAGAAGAGTTGCCTTTTGAAGGGAGCTTGACTGCTTATGATGACCGTGCCGCAGATACTCCGGCTTTGTATTCTAATCTCCCTGCTGTCTCTAATAGCTTCACTGCTATTATGGATTGGTTCGGTGATACGTTTTTCATCGAACGTACTGAGACGGTTCACAAGTCCGGCTATACGTCTGAAAGGTACTCCTATAACAGTTCGACTCAACTTATTCAACTCCCCTACGAGGAGGATTGCACTACTACTTCTCAGGTTCTCAACCCGCAGGCTTGCGTTTCTGCTTTGCTTGTTGTCCTTGTCTTCGTTACTACTGTTACATGGATTAAAAACGCGATTTGGGGGCGTATGAGTTAATGGAAATTCTACCTATTCAGTATTGTTTCAGCATTTTCTCTATCCCAGAAATTGGCTATTTCATTGTATTTGCTGGTGTTTTTTCTTTGTTGGTTCTTCTGTTGCGTCCGTGACAGGTTCCATAAAATTTTTTGAAAGGGTGATGACTTCAGACTTCTCCTACTTCTATCATTGGCACACTGCTTTCTCAGGTCGGCGAATTTTTTACTCAAATGATTACTTGGATGGGTCAGCTGATTGATTTCTACGAGGAGCAGCCTATTCTCCTTGTTTTTGTCATTCTGATGATTGCAAGTGTCGTGCTTCGTCTTCTGCGACGCTGGATTCCTGGACGTTCCTAAACGCTGAGAGAAAACGCCGCCGACCAATTTTGGTGGTCGGCGGCGTTTTCTCGTTTTATGAAAGGATTATATGCTATGCTTTATGGTATTCTCATCTTTTGTATTTGCTGGCTTTTTGTATATATCGATAATTATTGCAAAAATTCCTACAAATTGGAAGCTGTTGTTGGTTCTAAAGGCTCTGGTAAGTCTCTGTATATGTCTCGCGTTGCTGATAAGTGGCTTCGTTCTAATAAGGGGCTTATCTATTCTAATATGGGGATCGGTTATGATTTAGAGCCTGAATACTGGAACCAGAACTTTCTTCCTGATTCCCTTATTCTTATCGATGAGATTGGCGTCCTGCACTCTAATCGTGATTTTAAATCTATGCCCCGTGAAGCAGTTGAATTTTTTAAGATGCAACGTAAATATCATCTGACTATTATTGTATCGTCTCAGACTATGGACTTTGATAAAAAGATTCGTGACCTCTGCGACCGCATTTATCTCTGTAATCGGATTGGCTGGTTCTGTCGCCTTACTCCTTATCGCTCTTGCATTGCTATGGAACATCGCCCCGAGGGTGGCCAAGAGCTGGTTAACACGGTGCGCAAGGCAGGCCGGGCACGGTGGTATACTATTCCCAAGTCCGTTAAGCAGGTAAGCGCTTTAGAATACGATACAGAGCAGGTTATTAGCAAAACCCCCTCGAAGTAAAAAAAAAAGTTCTCTCCGTGCCCCCGTAGGGGGTCAGGGGAGTTCTTTTTTTACCGGAGTACTCCCGACGTTTAGTCACGCGATAGCGTCTCCACCGCGTCCCCCGTCCCCCGCAAGGGCAAAGCCCTTGCCCTTCCAATACAGGCTGGTATGGGCTTTCGATATGTAGTGACTGCCGTGACGGCGGGAGCCGGTGGGCGTTCTTGTAATACGCCCACCTTTTTTAAATTTCTCTTGACAATGTATTCATACTATGGTAACATTTAGCCATGGAAATGAAAGGTGGTTTTTTCACATGAAAACGGTTGTAAAACTTGATTACGCAACATTTGCTTTTGAACAGGGTTCAATCTCTATTCCCAAAATTGAAGATGCTCTTGCTCAGTGTGATATGCACTTTGTGCAGACTTCTAACGCAAGTGAGAATTCCCCCTTTAATTCCCCTGCGGGACTTTTTTATAAGCCGAACAACGGCGCGAAACAGTCTCCGCACTCTTTGCAAGTGTCTGGCTATGGTTGTGAGCTTTTCCGCTCTAGCTTGCCGCGACTAGCGTCGCTGATGCAGGATGGTCACGAATTCGGCCATTTTTCCCGTCTCGACTTTTGCTTCGATGTTGTTATGACAAAATTACAGTGGCGCGCGTTTTATTTGGGTGTTATTTCTGCTTCTGTTGATGATATGAACAATCCAGAAAAAGCTCGTAAGTTTCGCAAGTACATGTATCAGGGCTATGGTGATTCTACTACTGTCTATATCGGTCGTAGAAGGTCTTCTGCGGTTTTCTGCCGCATTTATAATAAGTCTTTACAAGATCCTGAACAAAAGCTTTGTTTGGCTTCTGGTGAGCTTCTGGAGTGCCCCGTTGATTCTTATATCATCCGTTATGAGATTGAGTTGAAGTTTGCTTCTCGTGTGCGTGCTGGTTCTCGTTCCGTTTATGATCCCTCTCCGCTTTTCTGGTTTTACTATGAAGAGCCTGATAAGCTCTTTGCCTATCTCCGTAAGGTATGGAACCGCTACGGAAATGAAACTCTTCTTCCCGATGGTTGGGAAGATATGGAATTTATCACAGACCTCGAAGCTCGTCGCATTTCCTTTACTAAGGACTTATCGCATCCCCTTAGTGATGACCTCGCTTTAAAGTTTTCCGTTTCTATCCATAACGATGAACAAAAAATGTCTTATGTTGCTAATGTCTTTGGACACCGGATTATTGATATACTTCTTTATCGTCCTGAGTTTCTCTTCCTCGCTTGTTGTAAGTGGGAGCAGTTTTATAATGAACGTCTTTCTTTCTCCCCTCTGGCGCTGACACAAGAAGTTTCACAATTCTCTGAATCTTCCCGCATTGCTTCTGAAGAATTTCATGAAGTTGCTGATGACCCCTCTTTCTTTAGTGAAGTCGGGTTTGATGATATATCTTTATTCTGATGAAAGGATGGTTGCTCTATGAAAGTTACTGTAGTTGGTAAGTCCCGCCGCACTGGCACTTCTAAACAGGGCAAAAACTATGATTTTACTATTCTCATGGCCGAATATTCGATGCGTGCAAATGATGACAATGACGGTGTTCGGGTTGATAGAATCAATGTTGACGCTCGCATGATGCCCTATGCGCTTATTGTTGTCGGCTCTACTTATGAGCTTGATTTTGACCCCAACGGATATCTTCTCGGAATTGAGGAAATTTAATTTCCTTTGTTCAAACTATATTTCATTTCCTATGGGGGAGCGGTTCGCCGCTCTCACATGGCGGGGTGGTGCAATGGTAGCATGTCACGCTCTGAATGTGAAACTTCTGGTTCGAATCCAGACCCCGCAACCAAAACGGTTTTGACCTCCGTTATTCGATGTCGCGAAAGGTGGTGACGAAGTGAAAAAGAAACTGCGTTGTTTTGTTAATCGCTTC